ATGCTCTGCACCACTGCCGGGGTCTGCTCAAAGACGCTGTTCAGCTCTTCGCCGCGCAGGACGCCAGTGCCCAGCGCCTGGCTCAGCTGCAGGAACGCCGCGCTTGCCTCAGTTGAGGTGGTGCCGCTCAGCTTGGCCGCCGTGTTGAATCCGTTGTAGACGGTGCTGACTTCCTCCAGCGTCAGCCCGATTGGCCGCAGCCTGGCGTAGATCTGCGCGAACTCTTGGTTGGCCTGCGTCTGCGCAGTGCCGAACTTCCCAGCGGCTGCAGTGGCGGCGGCCTGCACCCTGCTGTAATCGTCGAGCCCCTGCGACAGCGACCTCAACCGCCGCTCTGATTCCTCACTCGCCACCACGGCGCCCAGCGATCCGCCAATGGCCCTGCCAGCGCCGATGGTAGCCAGGCTGCTGGCGAGGCCTGCCGCCAACCTGCGGCCCATCGAATCACCAGCTGCGGTGGCCGTGGTGTCGAGGCCCCGCAGCTTCCCTTCGAGTTTCTGGATCTCGGCGCCGTACCGCTGAAACTCCCGGCTGCCGATCTTGGCCTGCTCCTGCAGCCCACGGAATGCGCCGATGCTGCTGCGGATGCCGGCGATCGTGTTGTCGTTGGCGCGGGCGAACTGAAACGTGGCCGCCCGCAAGGTGCTGATCTCGCGTGCCGTGGTCTGGCTGTTCTTGCCCAGATCCTGCAGCGACTTCTTCACCCGGTCGATATTCCCGCCGCCCTTCACCTCGGCTGAGAGCCGGATGGCGGTATCCAGGCTCATCCGGGCCATGCTCTATTCGGCTGCCATTCCTGAGATCAGCCTACGGATCAGCCCGCATCACCCCCAAGAACTCCCTCTCCACCAGCCGCAAATCCTCCAGCAGCCACAGCCGGTCAGAGCGCTTCACGCCCTCATCCTTGGCCCACAGGAAGAACACCTGATAGTCCAGCCCCACAGGGCCATTCATCCCCATCCGCCACTGGGTCTGGAGCTTCATGAACCACCCGATCGCCTCGACGTTCTCCGCCAGCAGGCCGAACGTCTCCGGCCGCTGCTCTACCTCAGGCACCGCCAGGCCGAACACCGCTGCAGCATCAGCCGCATCCTTGCCATCGTCGGCTGGGTCACCCTTCGCGGCAGCGGCGAGAAACCGCGCCGCGTCGATCAGTTTTTTGCGCGGAACCCTCCGGCCTTCGCGGCAGCCTTCTCAGACGGCTGACCCAGGCTTTCTAGCCAGGCCTTGAAGATCGCAGCACTGGCGCCCTGCACCCGGTAGAGATGGGCCTTGGTGGCGTCGCTGAACTCGATCGGCTCGCCATCCTCGCCCACCACCTCATCACCCCAGCCGCAGAGCACCTCATCAGCCAGGTCCTGATAGGTGCAGGGCAGCGGGTCGCACAGCGAGGCCTCTTCATCCTTGGCGTAACCCTGCAGCGCCTCGATGCGCTTGCGCATCGCCACCAACATTTGATTGTGCTGATCCTGCAGCGCCTGCGCGTCCTGCTCATCTAGCACGCTGAAATGAGCGGTGAACTTGTAGGGTTTCTTGACTCCACCTTTGGCCGGCAGGTCAACACTCACCGGCCATTCGATGTGGTCGGGCTGAAACAGGTGGAACATGGCGAATCAGAAAAAGATCAGGCGGGTTTCGTCGTTCTGCGTCTTGGGCAGCGCAGTAAACGGGATCTGCAGCATGTCGATTCCATCGGAATCGCTGAACGACAGATCGCCGCTAATCGCAGCCTTCGGGCAGAAGAAGATGGAGCTTTCCGTTGCTGCCGTACCCTGTTGCACCACGAACGGGCCATCGCTGGCGCCGCTGTTGTCAGCAGCAGCAGTGAAGTAGTTTTTGGTCGCAACCGGCGGATTTTCAATCGTCAGCGTTCCATTGGGGTTCGGGCGATCGGTGATACGGGCGCGAGGCTCGCAGTTGATCAGCGAACGGAACGAGGTAGTGAGACCCCAGTCGAAGGTGAAGCCCTCGGTGCAGGGCCCGTAGCCCTGGAACCGCAGCGCCTTGGTGTGGCGCGGGGTGACGGGCACCGGCTCGGCCTGGTTGCCGTAGGTGAAGGCCTCGGCGCTCTTTGCGGTCGGGGTGACGTACTTGCCGATGCCGGTGATCGTGAAGGTGCCGTAGCTGTTCAGCGGTGAGTTGAGCGCTGGGGAGCCGCGGAAGCCTTCGATGCGGTGCACGTTCTGATCCTTCACCGCCACCAGCGTGCAGCTAGAGCCGTTGCCAAAGGTGCTGATCGGCTGGTAGAGCGACAGCGCGGGAATCTTGTAGTTCACTGTGCCACCGGTGAACGATGCCGTGGACGCCACCACCGTCACCTCTCGGGTAGTGCCGTTGTGGGCCACGATCACGCCCTTGTCACCGGCATTGGCGCCGCTGGTGATCTCAATCGGGAAACCCACGTAGGCGTCAGTCGCTGGGTTGCTGCCGCCCAGGTTCGCCAGGGTGATAGTGTTGGCGCCGCCTGCAGTGGCCGTGCCGGTGATCTCGGCCGATGCGGCCAGATTCATGCCAGCCGCCAGCAGCAGCGGAGAGAACCGGGGTGCGGTGGCAGCGACGCCGGAGCCGCCCCACTCGAATGTCACCGTGACGGCGACGTGCTCATTGGTGAGCGGCTGACGGTCAGCGCCGAGGAACCCCTTGATCAAGTCCCGTTCGACTCGGGTGCCGGTGTACGGGTTCACTTCCAGCGAGGTGATCTTCACTGCATCGGTGGCGCCGATCGCGCTGGCCAGGGTGCCGTAAGCGGTTTCCGTCTTGGCCAGCAAGAACGAATTACGGATCAGGAGAGCAGTCATCAGTCCTTGGCCTTGCTGGGTTGGGCGGGCTTGGCGGGCTCAGTCTTGGGCGGCTGGTAGTCAGCAGCAGACACCATCTCGCCGCTGGGGAGCATCACGTACTCACCAGACTCGCCGTGGTGCTCGAATTGTTCCGCCATGGATGGGGGCTGAGCGTCCTGGCCTCAGGCTACGGAGGCCGGCTCAGGGCAGCTGATCGATCGCGTCGTCTCGGGTGCGATACCGGATCAGGAACCGATACTGCATCCACCCAGCAGAGGCGTCAGCCTGCTCATACTCAGGCCGGAAGCCATCGGGCTGCACGTCATGGGCTAGGCCGCCCATCGTGCGGTCGGCCATCATCCGGGCGTGCACGTCAACGCCGATCGGGTCCGCTAGCTGGTCGGGCACGTCGCCGCGCACATAGATTTCAACCAGTACCGGCAGCGCCTGATCCAGGCGCCCCAGGCCGGCGCCGATGGTGCGTGGTGCGTTGACCGGGTTGTCTTCGCCGGGGCTGATCGTGATCGCTGGCGCCTCGGACTTGGAGTAGGCCTGCGCACGGCTGCGGTAGATCCGCTGGCCCACCTGCACCGTGCCGGGAAGGGTGACGCTACGGATGCGTTCGAGGATCTGTTCGCGGATACTTGCCATGGGCTCAGGCTAAAAAGGCTGCACCAGATCGAACACCACCCAAGCGCAGACGACCGCGACGCCCAGCGCCACTGGTAGGGGCACGGCACTCAGCAGCCAGCCCAGCAGGCCGGCCACCAGTGCAACGGCCGCGGTGAAGCGGATTAGATAGGGCATCACTCGACCCATCCAATTCGCAGCAGCGCCACCAGCAGCACCGCAACGGCAACGCTAACTGGGGCCATCATCACGGCGATCATTGCGACATCAGTCCAGGTCATGGGATAACAGCTCCGAATGCGTTGATTAGGGTGGTCACGCGGGCGTCAAGTAGGGCGAGGTCCAGGGCCTCGCCTATGCTGTAGAAGGCGAGGCGGGCGTTGGTGCGAGCTTGAGCAGCAGCCGTCCCAAAAACTCCTATATTTTCATTTAGGGGGGTTTGAGAAGTTATAGTATCTGCAAAGTTTGCGCCATTAACCCGTGCGGCAGTCGCGGTGATTGTAGTCCTTACCCCCCCGACAAAGCCAACGCCGTTTCCATTGTTAGAGGCAACGGCGTTGGAGTTGATTCGCTGCGAAATGCCTGTCGCAAGAAATGAAATCAATGCAGACCTTCCTGGACTATTTGACGTGGCAACAAGAAGGGAGTCGGCAGTAGCGACTGAAGTTTGAAAAACAGCCAAGTGCTTACTATTCTGCGGATCAGCATTATTATCCCTATTGCTATTCAAATACTTCGTACTCCCATTCCCCACAAGCCCCGTCTTGCGGTTGTAATCCCCCGCCACAAAATTGAAATTCGTCGGCGCAGGCCCCACCAGCGGCACCAACGCACCAGCCAGTGTGCGGGCACCGGCCATGATGCAGGAGGCTTTGACCGCTGGCCAGATGCCATCAGCTTTGCAGCCAATCACAAACGCATTGATCGCATCGCGCACTGCGGTTTCCAGTGCCTGGCCATCGGCGGTCTCGACGGCGGTGATGTAGGCCAATGCGTCCGGGTCGAGTGCAACTTCAAACCTCCCCGTTCCAACCCAGATAATCGCCATCAGCTCACCCTCTCCCAGATCAGCGATTCCCGTTCAGGGGTCGCGGGATCATCCGGCAGGAACTGCCCGCCCTCGCCACGGGATTGCGTCACCACCCACAGATCGCCGGCAGCGTCCACCCACTCCTGACCCACGCTTGCGGCAGCAGGCCGCAGTGAGCCGCCCAGTGCCGCCACGAATCCATCGGGCAGGTGGAGGGCAATCGCCAGTGCGCGCACCTCCTGCAGCAGCTCGGCGGACACCAGCCCCAGCCGGCGTAGGCCCAGCCAGGCTGCCCGAAAATCGTCCACGTCACCGCCACCGGCAGCAGCCAGCAGGGTGGCAGGCAGGCTGAGCGCTGCAGCCGGGGCTGTGCTCACCCCGCCGCCCAGCAACGCATTGATCGCGGGGTGGCTCAACAGAGTGCGCTTAAACGTGCGCCAGTCAGCAATCGGCGCCGGCTCCGGGGTGTCCACCACGCTCCAGCCCCAGCGCCATTCGCCAGCTTCCAGGTCCACCGTGCGGGTCTGGTTGATCTGCTGGCCGGCGCCGGGCTCAGGGGGAGCCTCGCGCACTACGCGGAGCACTGCGTAGCGGGGGTCGAGCTGCTCGACCGGTTGATCATCCGCTCTGGGGTAATCCCGAATCTGAGCGGTCTGGGTGTCGAACAAGACGAGGTTTCGCATGATCAGACCCTCCGCACGAATAGCGAAACCTTCAGGCCCGCACCGGCCACCGTTGAACCGATCTGGTCAATATCGATGCTGATCTCGGCGTCATCCGCCAGGCTGGAATCCGTGATCGTTGCGGCGCTGGCCGCGGTGGTGCTACTGAACTCGGTGGCGTCGATGCTGAGTTTCGTGCCCAGCACGCTGGCGCCTGCCTCGTTCACGTCCACGATCAGCGTGCTGCCGGTCGGCGCTGTGTTCACATTGGCCCGCACCGCCAGCAGCGTGGCAGCAAACGGCATCCTGAATCGAATCCTGTTGGTGCCGGTGGTGAGGGCGGTGGACTCATCGCCTACCGGGATCACGATCACGTCATCCGGCAAGTTTTGATTTTTCCACAGCCCATCTGATGCCAGCCGGAGCACCTGCCCGGTGGTGGCGCCACTCAGCAGCACATCATGCAGCTCGGCCAGCTCAAGGCCGTTGTCCACCTTGACGTAGAGGATCCCTGCGGCGCCGGCTGCCTGCTTCACGCAGTAGCCGCACACCACACCATGCGCCGGCTGGGTTGGGCGGGTGGTTGTCAGCTGACCGGCAGTTTCGCTCAGCCAAACGATCTGGCCCTCGGTGAGCGTTGCGGTGCTGATCCCATCCAGCAGGCCCACCGCCACGACATAGCCGAAGTCGTTGATTGCAATCGCTTGCTGTGCCAGGCCGAGCGTCTGTGACGCCGTCGCCTCTGTGCTCGCGTCAGCCAGCGCCACTGTGAGAGTGGTGCCGCTGCTGCCGGTCTGATAGACCGCCGCGCCTTTCGGGATCAAAACACCGGAGTTATTGCGCACGTACTTGCGCACCAGCGTGGCTGAATCGACCGTGATGCTGTCGAGCTTGGTCTTGTCCGCCGAGCTCTGCAGTCCTGCCGCGCTGATGGTCGCCTCGGGCAGTACCACATCGGCGCCCGTGGAGCTCGCCAGCGTCCGGGTGGCGGCGGTGTAGCTCAGGTCTGTGCCGGGGGCCAGATTCGCGATCGCCTGGGTGCTGGCGTCCACCGTGGCGCCGTTCTGATCCATCGGCACCCGCTCGGTTCCATCGAGCGGGGTCGTGGCGTTCGGCAGGCCTGTGATCGTGGTTTCAGCCATGCCTACAGAATGCGGAGTTGCTTGTTATTCAGAGTCGTGATCCGCAGGCCGCTCAGCGTGGTGAGGTACGTGACAGCTGCCTCCACCATCTCCAGCACCATCACGCAGAACCGGCCATCAGCTAGCCGTAGCGGCTCATGCTGCAGCCTGTAGGTCTGCCCTTCGTGCTGCACCTGGTCGCCATACTGCAAACCGCCGAACTGATCAGTCCTGGCAGTCAGCGCATAGTCCACCGTCACCACGTTGTCATTCATAATGATCTGGCTGGCGCGGTCCATAA